GAGAGAAGTGGGTAACCAGCAATGGAACTTGGGAAGGTAACTACGGATTGATGTACAAATTTGAAATAGAAATGGAGAATGGCGACATTGGTGAATGTCTATGCAAAACAAATGAGTGCAGATTTAAAGAAGGTCAAGAAACTGATTATGATTTTATAGATGGAAATTTTCCTAAAATAAAACCTGTTAACACTTTTCAAAGTGGTGGTGGCACATCATTTAAAAAGAGTGACAATGTACAAGAGTATATAATAAAACAAAGCTCGTTAAAGTGTGCCGTTGATATTTGTATTGCTCAAGGCTTGTATTCTCCAGAAGATATATTAAGTCGAGCTGAAGCATTTACTGATTGGGTGATGGGAAAAAATCAATTAAAAGATTTGCCCTTTGCTGATCCTAAAGCACCATTTTAAATTATTCCGATAATGGCTATATTACTATATACTTGTTTTTTTAGTTTTCTATTATTTTTTGTAGTATAGCCATTATCTTTTAAAAAACACATTATGAAAAAAACCTACTTTATACATCAATCAAACTCCTTCCAAGATTATAAGATTATTAAGATGCGAAGCAAACTAGGAATTGAATCTTATGGTATATTTTGGGCGTTATTAGAACTACTATTTAATGAAGAAAATAAATTATGTATTGATGACTATGATGCTTTAGCATTTAGTTTACAATGTGATTCTAATATACTAAAACAAGTTATTGAGGATTTTGATTTGTTTGTAGTACAAGATGGTTGCTTTTATTCTAAGCGTTTAAATGAACATATAGAAGAAATAAATAACAAGTCAAATAAGGCTAAAGAAAATGCAGTTAAAAGATGGAATAATGCAAACGCTATGCCATCGCATAGCAAACGCAATGCTAGTATTAGTATTAGTAGTAGTAAAAGTAATAGTAAAAGTATTAATAAAAGAATAGAGGATTTTAAAAAATCCATTCACGCAATAGAAGATATTAGTGATGATGATAAAAATGATTTCTTCTTATATTGGACAGAAAAGAATAAGAGTGGTTCTAAGTTTAGAGCTGAGATGCAAAAGACATTTGATATAAACCTAAGATTAAAAAGGTGGGCTTCAAATGGATTCAGTAAGCAAAAATCTAGCTATTTGGATTATTGGGATGAGTACACTTATAAAAAGCTAGATAATAAAAGAAAACAAGAATATACAGACTATTTAAAATCATTAGGGTGGGAATCTATTTATTCACCAACCGCTGGAACAACGTGGCGTAAAAAACATAAAGCATGAAAGAATATCAATTACAGAAAGCAGTATGTAAATACTTAGATTTACAGAATGTATTATACTGTGGCTCTATGGGCGGACAGTATCAAGTCCATATGTCACAAAGGATCAAGGCTAAAAAGTCTGGATATAAAAAAGGATTTCCAGATATTTTTATCTATGAACCAAGAGCAGGGTATCACGGACTTGCAATAGAATTAAAAGTAGGATATAATAAAGCAACACAAGAGCAGTTAGCTTGGATTAAAAATCTAACCGACAAGGGCTATGTTGCTTGTGTTTGCGTAGGAATAGACGAGGCGTTAAGAATAATCGAGGGCTACTTATCATTACAATGAAAGTTAAAAGAACATTTTTTAATAGCAGAAACGAAAGGTTGTATTGGGATTATGTAGATACTAACAACTATTTGTTTATAATTCTATTTGATTCGGGTGCGGAGATGTCTTTTATTTTGCGAGATTTGAAAAAAAACGAAAATATATTAAATTATATTTATAAGAGATTAGATAACAGATTTGCTAATGTTGCAGAAATAAATACAAGCAGGATTAGTGATCTAGAATATAACTTATTAAAACAGAATAAAGTACCCTCAGTAATAAAAATATGTTAGATACATACCTTATAGAGAACTATGATAAGCTAAAGGATGTTGCTTATAATATAGCTGGGGCAAAAGAAAAAGATGATTTATTAAGTTTTGTAATTGAAGAGCTTTACAAGTGTGACCAAATACGATTGAAAGAGATAATAGAAAAAAAACAAATGACTTTCTATGTGGTTAGAGTAATGATTAATCAGTATCAATCTAAAACAAGTAGATACCATTATAAGTACAGAAAGTATTATGAATATCACGTCACTACGACCATAGAATCATTAAGTCCAGATAATTCTAAAAACAACACAAAGAATAAAGAGCAAGTAGAAGAGAAATTGGCATGGATTGAAGAAAAGCTGAAAGACCTATATTGGTTTGACGCTGAAGTGTTCAGAATATATTATAAGGAAGGTTTTAGTTTATCGGAAATGAGTAAAGTAACTAAGATAAATAAAAACACATTATACAAAGCAATCAAGAACGTAAAAAACTATTTAATAAATGAAAGATAAAACAGAAAAATTTGCTGATAGAGCAATGCTAATAATTGGATCAGTAGTAATAATAATTTTTATACTAGCATTAATATGAAAAAAACCAGAATACTAAGAGCATTAAAGAATTGTAAACAAGATGCTTTCAAAACAGATAGTGTATTGTCTTTTAAAGACGAAAAGGGCAAAGAGTATTTTTTAGCAGAACAACCGCATTATATGAATATAATAACCAATTCTATAAATGTTATATTAAACAGAACCTTTAATATACTTGATGATGTAAAATTAAAAAAGAAAATTTTAAAAGGTTTAAATGATGACAAAAAGTAAAGGTCTTGGTGATAGCATAGAAAAGGCATTAAAAGCAACAGGAATAGATAAGGTTGCAAAAAAAGTGCTTGGTGATGATTGTGGATGTGAAGAGCGTAAAAAGAAGCTAAATCAAATGTTTCCATATTCAAGGCAATTCACACAAGACGAAATGAAAATATATGAAGAAATTTTGCCAAGAATACAAGATGGCAGAATAAGTGGAAGAGATCAAGATTCGCTTGTTAAAATATACAACAAAGTGTTTAATGCCAATAAGCAATCAACTAGATGTGGAAGCTGTGTAAAACAAACACTAGCAAAATTAGCTAAAGTTTATGTTAATAGCTGTAAAGTATGAAGCGAGTTATATTTGTACATAGAATAAATAATAAAAAAAAGAGAAGAGGTGTCCACTCAAAAAAAAGAAAACCTGCTAAAAGATATAGAGGTCAAGGCAGATAAAAAACGTGACCCATTTTATAGAATTAAATCAAGACATTATGTCCATAGAAACAAAAAGCATTATAAAAGAAAAAGTAAGCACAGAACCTCAACGCTTTAGGTTTTGCTGTAGATGTGTTAGAATGACATTAATGCTTAATAATAGCTGTTGTTTTTGCAATGGTAAATTTGTAGTTGCATCCTTAACAGATGATTTTAAAATAAGAAGAAAGCATAATGCAGAATCACACTAAGGTATATTTTAATTTTTTTAACTATGATTCTAGTGATAAAATATATTGCGAAATGTGTAATGATATTGCAGTAGATATTCACCATCTTGAAAAAAGGAATAAAACCAAGAATGATTTTGTAGAGAACCTGGTGGGCTTGTGCAGGGAGTGTCACATAAAAGCAGAAAGCGACAGTATGTTTAATATGTTCTGTAGAATAAAACATCTAGAAAATGTATGTATTCAAGTATATACTTTAATAGACTTAAATAAAAGACTAAATGAAAATAGAAGAAATAGAAATAAGTAAATTAAAGCCTGCTACATATAATCCTAGACAGATTACTACAAAGCAGGTAAAAGATTTAAAAGAATCAATAGAAAAGTTTGGTGTTGTTGATCCTATTATTATTAATAAAGACTTTACCATAATAGGTGGCCACCAAAGGTATATGATATTAAAAGAAGCGTCTAAAAGAGTAGAGTGGGAATATCCGCCAACAATTCCTTGTGTGATGCTAGACTTATCAAAAGAAGAAGAAAGAGAATTAAACATAAGACTAAATAAAAACACAGGTGAATTTGATATGGATATTCTGGCTAACGAATTTGATATTGATGAACTTACTGATTGGGGTTTTAAGCATATTGATTTAGATTTAAACATAGACAAGATAGATGAGGACACAGATGCTAGTTCTATAATAACTATTAAAGAAAATGATTTAATTAAGGCACAAGAATTGTACAATGACCTTAAAGATAAAGGTTATAATGTTAAGATAAAATAATACAAATGGCACAGAATAAAAAAGAGAAATTATTAAAAGCGTTACAAGAAACGCAAGGATTAATATATCATGCTTGTAAAAAGGCAGGTAATATAAGTAGAAGTACATACTATCGTTATATGCGTGAGGACGCAGAATTTGCTAAGGCAGTAGAAGATATTAAAGAAGCACAGATAGATTATGTAGAAGGGCAATTAATAAAGAATATATCTAGCGGTAAAGAAACAAGCATTATATTCTATCTAAAGTCAAAAGCTAAGGATAGAGGATATGCAGAAAAGCTAGATATTACAAGTGGTGGCAAATCACTTACTGAACTTAAAATAGAAATACTTGACACAGGGAAAGATTAAATGCACAAATGTATTTCACAGGGCGTATGCGTCTAAAACTAGAATCACGTGTCTACAGGGGGGCACACGTTCCAGCAAGACGTATTCGCTTTGTCAGTTATTTATTGTTAAATGCTTAGAAGAAACAGGAAAAGTTTTTACAATATGTAGAAAGACACTCCCAGCTCTTAAAGGTACAGCATATAGAGATGTGTTGAATATCTTAAAAGAACTAGAATTATATAATGAAGCTAATCACAATAAATCAGAATTATCATATACATTAAATGGCAATTTATTAGAATTTATTTCAGTTGACCAACCTGTTAAAATTAGAGGTCGTAAACGTAATTATCTGTGGTTAAATGAAGCCAATGAATTTAATTATGAAGATTGGCAGCAGCTAATTCTAAGAACAACAGAACAAATATATTTAGATTACAACCCTTCTGATCCGTATAGCTGGATATATGATAAAGTAATAACTAGAGATGATTGCACATTTTTTAAATCAACATATTTAGCCAATCCATTCTTAGACGAAGATACAATAGCAGAAATAGAAAGACTAAAAGAACTAGACCCAGATTATTGGCAGGTGTATGGACTTGGTGAAATAGGTTCTGTTCAAACAATGATATTTAGGAACTTTAATTTAGTTGATGAAGTGCAAGGCAGATTAATTGGTTATGGTCTTGATTTTGGATTTACTAATTCACCTTCTGCTTTAGTTGCTGTATATCAATCTGACGATAATTTATACATTAAAGAGATGTTATATGAAAAGAGATTAACCAATACTGACTTAGCAAATAAACTAAGAGAATTTAGGATAGATAGACAGTCTGAAATAGTTGCAGACTCCGCAGAACCAAAAAGTATCGAAGAGGTGTATCGTTCTGGATTTAACATAAAACCAGCTAAGAAAGGTGCAGGAATACATTTAGGAATAGATATTATGCGTAGATACAAACTACATATAACAAAGGACAGTTTAAATGCTATAAAAGAATTTAGGTCTTATAAATGGGCTACAGATAAAAATGGTGATGTATTAAATACGCCTGTAAAGATTAACGACCACTTAATTGATGCAACACGTTATTTGTGTTTAAATAAGCTATCGGTGAATCATAGTGGCAAGTATTATATATTGTAAAAAACGAATTATGAACTTTTATATTTATTAGTAATGAAAGAGGTCAAATTAAGCATACCAGATAATTGGTCTGATATAACAATAGGAACATATCAAAGATATGTCAAAATCCAAGAAGGAAAGGGAAGTGATAAAAACAAGGTGATTAAGAGCATAGCATTATTATGCAATACAACACCATTTGTTGTAAAGAAAATGGCTTATACTGACTTAATGGACATTATGAATATCATTAAAGGAATGATTGATACTGAACCAGCACAAGATGATTTTAAAAAGACATTTGTTTTTAAAAAGATAGAATACGGTTTTTGTCCTAATCTTTCAAAATTAACAACAGGGGAATATATAGATCTGGAAACATATTGTAAAGAACCTGTTGAAAACCTACATATTATAATGAGTATTTTATATAGGAAAATTACAAACAAAGTGAATGAAAGATATGCCATTGAGCAGTACAATCCAGATGAGTTCAAAGAAGAACTATTTAAAGACTGTCCAATGAATATAGCATTATCGAGCTTAGGTTTTTTTTTGACTTTAGGAAACGTATTAGTAAGGACTTCGCTGCAATCTTTACAAGCACAGGAAATGAAACCGCAAAAGGCGTAACCATGCAATCTAAATGGGGATGGTATAATGTTCTATATGGAATGTCATCATCTATATTGGATATTGATAAAATAACAAATTTACCAATCTTGGAAGTGCTAACATATTTGGCATATTCTCAAGATTATAATAATAAACAAAAAAGTAACTATGATAACTTTTAGAAACGTAGTAGGATATTTAGAAACAATAGCTGAAAAGCATTATGAAATAAATAGCTTCCATTCTGGAATGATGGATGAAGTTGATATAAACAAACTTGGGGCTACTGATTATACAATACTATATGCTGAGCCCGGAAGTGCTACAATAAATCAAGGCGTTCTAACTTACTCATTTACAATATATGTGATGGATATGATCAATGAAGAAGTTGGTGACGAACCAAACAAACAAAGGGTTGGACGTGTTGATGCTTATTCTGAAACACTAAATATACTAAAAGATGTCATTGCAGAATTTAAACACTCTTTATATTCAACATCTTGGGTTGATGGTGAAGTTGTATTGGAGTTGCCTATAACAGCAGAACCGTTTACAGCTAGATTTAACAACCTTTTAACAGGATGGAGTGCAACAATTAGTGTTGATGTAAATAATAAAAATAACCTTTGTATTGCACCTGTAAGCCCTAATTCATAATGGAATTTAAAAACACCATAGAAGCATTATCACAATTTGGCAAT